AGCTGACCATCGTCGTGGTGTAAAAGCGCGACTTTTCCTCTCCTTCCGTCAGCTTTGGGAAGTCGCCCTGCGGGAAGCTGAAGCCGGGAACGGCGGGCGCAGCGCCGGCAGCCGGTAGGGCCCCGGGCGTGGTTGCCTGCGGCGCACCGCCACCGCCTCCCGCCGCGCGCGCACCGGGCGCCATCCCCTTCGGGAACGTCTGCGTGGTGCCGTCGTTGAAGTACACGATGACCTGCCCGCCGAGGTCCACCGTGCGCTCGGGAATCTTGGGCTCCGGCGCCTTGGGCGGCGTCGTAACTTTGCCGGTCAGTCGATTGACGACCGAGCCGCCGACGATGCTCCCGAGAGTGCCCTCGGTGGCGAGCTTGGCGAGATCCGGCGCCATCTGGGCTAGGTCGCGCCCCGCCTGGGAGCCGTAGAGGGCCGCCATAGCGCCGCGCGGGTCTTGGCGGTACCGCGAGGTCAGCTCGCCGCCCTCGCCGCCAGGGAGGCTCTCGAGCCGCCCGGCAGGGCCACCAAATAGACGCCCCACCACCTGCGGCATCAGCGCCTCGGCGGCGGCTTGGCGGCGGGCGGTTTCGCCCTCCGCGGCCGACTTCTTGCGCCGCTCGCCGTATGCCTCGAGGCCGCCGATGAGGCCGGAGCCGCTCAACATCCCGAGAATGGCCGAGGTGGTCCCCTCGCGGGTGAGCCGTCGGCGCTGCTCCTCGGTCATGCCCTCGAGGTTCTCGCCCAAGAGGCCGCCGATGAAGCGCTGGAATCTGGTCGTCTCTGCCATGTCAGTCTCCGAGGAGGCCGCCGCGCACGCGCCGGCCGCCGTATAGGTCATAGAGGCCGCCGTAGATGCGGCGCGGGTCGTACTGCGTCGCGGCCCCGGTCATGGTGCCGCGCTCGATCTTGGGGCGGTCGATGAAGCTGCTCAAGTCCACCTCCTCATCGGAGGGCTTCTTCTTGAGGTTCTTGAGGATGTTCCCGAACGAGAACGTCGAGGCGGCCGGGCCGGCCGTTCCTGAACCACCGCTCTTGAGAGACGCCATGATTGCCTGCATGATCGGGTCCATTAGCCTTTCCTCTTGCTGACCTTGCGGTCGAGTTCCTTCACGGCCTCGGTGAGCAGCCCGACCACTTGCGGCAGATCGTACTGGCGCATGTTGTCCGACTCGCGCCGCGAGACAGCCTCGGGCATGGCGCGCTCGACGGACTGGGCCGACATGCCCATGTCCTCCTCGCCGCCCCTGTCCTCGCCCTCGTTCTCGCCGTATCCGTTCTCCCACTCGAACTCGATGCCCTTGAGGCGGCGCACCTTGTCGAGCGGATTCTTGATGTCGCGCACGTCGCGCTTCATGTCCTCGTCGGAGCCGAAGACCTTTTGAGCCATTTCCCAATAGGACGGCCGCGCCGTGACGGTGCCGGTGTTGGTGACGTTCATCGGCGACGCCGACACCGCGCCCTGCCGGATCGCAAGCTGCCGCAGCGGGAACTCCTGCCGGCGGAGGTCCTCTTCGCGCTGCGCGTTGAGGAACTGCTGGTAGAGCTGCTGCTGCTGCGCGCCGAGGCCCATCAGCGCCGCGCCCGCACCGTACCGGTTCTGCAGCGCCGTCTGGCCGAGGTCGGCGAGTTGCCGCCCGGCGCCGAGTTGGAACTGCGCGCCCTGTATGCCCGCGGCTTGGTTGCGCGTGGCTGCGTCCATGCCAGCCTGCACGTTGAACTGCTGCGCGGATGATCCCATGCGCTGCGCATCGAGCGTGGCGGCCTGATTTGCCTGCTCGGCCGACAAGCCCATGCGCATGTAGTCCTGCACGGCCTGCTGGTTGGCGAGCGCCGCCGCCTGCTGCTGCTGCACGTTGAACTGCTGCGCACCGCTCCCCATCCGCTGCGCCTCGAGCGTCGCCTGCTGGTTGCGCCCGGCGGCGTCGAGCATGGCGCGCTGGTTCGCCTCCTCTGCCGAGAGTCCCATCCGCATGTAGTCCTGCTGCGCCTGCTGGTTGGCGAGCGCGGCGCGCATCTGCTGCTCGACGTTGAACTGCCCGGCGGTGAGCCCCAATCGCTGCGCCTCCTGCCCAGCGGCTTGGTTGCGCGTCGCCGCGTCCATCTGTGCGCGCTGGTTTGCCTCTTCTGCGGAGAGCCCCATTTGCATGTACTGCTGCGCCGCGGCCTGATTGGCGCGCTCGGCCTCAAGCGCCGCCTGGACGTTCGTCGTCTCTGCCGTAAGGCCGAGGCGCTGCGCCTCCTGCTGCGCCTGCTGGTTGGCGAGCGCGGCGCGCATCTGTGCGTCGATGTTCGCCTGCCCGGCGGTAAGGCCAAGCCGCGAGAGCTCAAGGTCGCGCTGCTGGTTCGTGATCTGCCCGCGCTGGGCGAGCTCCATCACCTGCTGCGCCGCCGCCTGGTTGCTGAGTCCAGCCTGCTGCTGGCGGCCAACATCTGCCTCACGCTGCGCCGACGCCTCGCGGAAGCCCTGCGCGCGCTGCTCTGCCACGAAGCGGTTACGCTCGCGGGCGGCTTCACCTGCGGCGATGCCCTCCTCGATCGCGGCGCGCGAGCCGCCGAAGGCACGGGCGGCGGTGGCGCGCGCGGCGCGCCCGCCGCGTGCCTGCTCCTCGGCACGGCTGATGTCGCCGAGCCCGGCCTCGATGACCTGGCGCTCGTATGGGTTCATGTACTCGCCGATGTCACGCCCCAGCACCGACGCGCCCTGCGCCATCGGCGCAGCGCCCGGCGCGCCCACATCGCGCGCGGCGAAGGTGGTCCCGAGCTGACCCGCAGCCACACGCTCGGGCGCAAACTGCGCCCCGACGCGGCCGGCAGAGATGCGCGAAGGTCCGCCTGCAAGCGACGCACCGATGTCACGCGCGGCGATACGCTCGGGCGCAAAGGTCGTCCCCAAGCGCTCCGCGCTGACCGTGGCGGGGCCGCGCCCAAGGGCCGCACCGACGCGCTCCGCGCCGATGGGCGCCGCGCCGAAGGTGGTCCCGATGGCGCCCGCCCCGACGCGCTCCGGGCCACGGGCGAGAGACGCCCCAATCGGCGCCGCACCGAACTGCGTCCCGACCTGCCCGGCGCTGACGCGCTCGGGCTGAAATCCCATCAGGCCCTGCGCGCTGCGCGCCGCCGCCTCCACCTCGGGGACGAAGCCGCCCTCTCGCGCGATGCGGCGCGTCGCGGCCTCGCCCTCCATATAGTCGCGCGTGAACGGCGCGACCATCATCCCGCGGTACGGCTCGTACGGGATGGCCGAGACCTCCTCGGCGAACTGCAGGTTCCGCAGCACGCTGTCGTAGATCCTCGGGTCGATCTCCGACTTGGAGACTTCCTTTTTCTTGGACGAAAAAATCTTGCTCATAGTTTTTTCTCAAGCACCACCGCGGTGCGTCTGTAACCCTCAAGCGCCCGCTGCCAGCCAGGGCGTCCCATTATCAGCATAGTGTCGCAGCCGATGCTGCGCGCCCAGGCCTCGATGACCGGGCGTATCACATCATCAATCTCGCGCAGGTCGCCCGCGCCGATGATGACGGTGAGCTGCTTGATGCGCGGAAAGATGTCAACGGTCGTCACCACGCACGAATCATTCGAGGCCCAGAACTGGTACTCGCCGCGCGCGATTCCGTCGAGCACGTCGTGGTAGCCCATCTGGCCGTAGCCCTCGGCGAGCGCGCGCTCAATAGGCTCGCGGAAGGGCGCGATGTGCTCGATGCCCTCGACCTCTTTCATCGCTCTCCCCCCGCCACGGCATCGAGCCGCATCGTCCCGACGCGCCAGTCCGTGGCCGGAGACGCGCCCGTGATCTGCATCTCGACCTGCCGCCCGGTGAATCGCACCGGGGTGTAGATGGAGTCGATGGTGTAGCTCTTGGTCGTCTCCGCGCCGTTCGGCGCGAACTTTGTGATGAACTGCAGCGACACCGCGCCCATCGCGTTCTCGTCGGCGATAACCTGCCGCGCCACCATCAGCCGCTCGCCGCCGCCCAGCTCAATGGCGCCAGAGCGCGCGAACGGCGCCGTGCCGTCGTAGGTGACGCCGACCTCGTGCTCGTAGACATAGCCATCCGGCGAGACCATCAGCGGGTAGCTGAAGACGCCGCGGTCGGTGCCGGCGGTGCGCGCCAGGGTGCCGATGGACCAATGCCCCTCGCGGTAATTGTACGACACATAGGAGTCGCACTCGCTGTTTGAGGCGCTCGGGTAAAACCACCAGACCTCGCCGTACTGGTTGTTTGCGACGGCGTACACCTTTGAGCGCTGGGTCTGCGAGAGGTTGTTCACCACATAGTCGAGCACCTCGCACTTGAGCGGGCGCACGAATCCGTCGTACATGAAGAAGCCAGAGGGCGACCACCAGTAGGCGACCGACTCCACCGCCGCCACCGCCTGCGCGCTGATTACGCCGCAGCCGGTCGCGATCCGCTCAAAGCCATACACATACGGCGGACCCTGGTACTGGGCCGTGTGAACGTCGACATCCGTGAATATCAGGTTCACGCCGCGCAGGCGCTTGCCGGTCACGATGGAGCCGACCGTCTCGAGCTCGATATCGCCCGCCTGGTTCGTGATCGAGGGCGTCCAGGTCGTGTTGTCCTCTTGGTCGGACCAGGCTACTTTTCGCGCGTTGCCGCCGGCGCCGAGCGCGAACACAAACCGCTCGGCCGTCACGAGCACGGCCTTGTTGCTGACCGGCGCGTTAGCAAGCGCCACGCCGTCGTTCGCCACGAGCAGGTCCCACTCGTAAATTTTGCCGTCGGCGTTGCTGCACGCCAGCAGGTACTCGCCCCAGTTGTCGAGCGTCCAGGTCGTGGCCGGCGTCACCGTGCCCGTGTCCGGGCGCGGGGTGCCATAGGAGAACAACCCGTAGGGGCCGCCGCCATAACCCAGGTTCAGCACCGCGTCGGCGTTGCCGGTCGTGAAGCTGGTCGGGGTGATGTCGGTGATGGTCCCGGCTTCGTTCATAACGAAGAGCTTGGTGTGCGTGCCGA